TTATTTCTTAATGTGGTTATATAAGATAGAGTAGGTAAAGCTACCATTTTATCTATAGACTGCCCATATAAACCATTCAAACAATATGACTGTCTTGATATAGTCCTTAAAATTTCATTATATATCATAGGATATTTTACATACTGTTTTAAATCGCTCATAGATATATAATCTGTATCTAATCTTCCTAATGAAAAAGAATTATAAGACAATGAATTCAATTCTATTTCATTAGAATTAGAGAGTGGGGGAGATGTATCGGTAAATTGAATATTTTGATTATTTGTTTCTATTTGTTGTTGCTGTGATTGAGGATCTTCTTTTTGTTTTTTTGCCAATTAAATAAAATCCTCCTTTCTATGTTTGATTTTTATATTTATTTAAGATTAATTTATTTTAGTTTTTTAAGTAAATAATATTGACAAATATCCTTGACAATTATATTAACAATGTGTTATTATGAAAATGAAAATACGAAATCATAATCTGAATCATCTTCTTCTTGTTCTAAGAATAAAGAAATGTAAAATAATGGATATACCAATGCAGAATAGCGATCCTTATCGAGTCTTTTTATAACGGGTTCAACAGTTATAGTTGTTTGTGTTTTTTTTAATTTTAAATTTGCAACTTCATCAATTAAAAATTGTACTTGAATACAAGCCATTTCAATATTATTTAATTCATCTTCTTTTAAATCTTTTGGCAAATTATCTTTAATATCATCAAAAGTTTTAATTAATTTTAATGTATTAGATTCAACATAATTAATAAATGTTCTAATAATATCTCCATTAATTCCTTGTGATTTTAAAACATAAAGAATTTTTGGAGCATTAGCAGATTTAGATTTATCTTCTGTATTAATAGTTGCCCAAGCACCATATTCTTGATTTGTTTCAAAATCAGTAACGTCTTCAAGTAATTTTTCTACTAATCCTTGACCAATTGTATTTCCATCAATTACAACAGCCTTAACTCTTGATTTTGTTGAATCTAAATTCCCACCATATTTATAAAAAACTCTTTTCACTATTACTGATTGTTCTTCATAATTTAATCCATTAGGTGGATTAATTATATTATGTAATTGTATTTGTCTAATAGAACCACTCATATTTCTTATAATTTTTAAAACAACTATTGAAGTTTTATTATTACTCTCAGAATTACTTCTGGCAACATCTATCCCAATCACATATTCACATAAATCAAAATTACCTTTTTTATCTCTTGGACATTCTAATTCAGGAGGACTTACAACTCTTGCTTTAATTAATTTACTAATATTTATTAAAGCCCCGTCACTAACCCCGATCCAATCGCATAAATAATTTTGGCGAAAACGTATAATATTATTTTTTCTTGATTTATCAATTACTGATTTTTTTTGTCTACCAAAATGAACAGGAATGAACCAATCTGAACCAAATACAAAAGAACCTTTTAAATCAACCATATCTTTAAACATTTTTAAAATTTTTTCATATTCATCAGAATTTTTGTATCCTGATGTTGAATATCTATTAATTTGACCATTTAGTTCTTCTGGATCAGTTTCTCCACTCATTGTTGTTCTTGCAATGTTAAAAATTGGTTCTATTGCATCATCATAAGTTTCTTTATCAATTAAGGCAGATTCTTCCAGTCCACCTCTACGTTTTCTCAAACCTTTGCTTTGTTGCGAATTTGCTAAACTATCTACTATACTTCCATTAACGAATTCAACTTTACCAGTATCTTTTGTGAAACTTGCAGACCTAATATTTTCTGCAAAAGATGGATAGAATCTTAGAATTTCATCATGTTTGTCCTTCCAGATTTTAACAGCAGATTCTTTAGTAGATGCTGTTACTGAAGTAGATATATTTGGAAAACAACAAGCAGTATGATATTGATTCATAATATGTATTAGCGTTTTACTGATTCCTCTTGGAGCACAAAAATAATTTTCTTGAAAACGAGATATTAATCTTAGCATAACTCTTTGATGAAGATCAAATGTTAAACCTCCACTTTCAGGTTTATACATATCCCAAAAAATATCTGGCATCCATTTTAGGAATGAACAAAGTTCGGAAAACTCTGAAATATGTTTTGATATTATTGAAGAATTATATTCTGATGCTTTTAATGGTGATTCAAAAGATGATTCATATATATCATATCTATCTTTTTTATGTTTTTTATTTTTTGATTCAAAATTAGAAAAACTAGCCATTATGTATCACTTTCCTCATAAATAGGTTCTTTATAAACTTTCCCTAAATCTCTAAAAACATTATTTCTTTTTAATTTTTCAGTTTCTATTAATTCTTTGTTATATCCTTGTTGCATAAAAAATTCATTGAGCATTTCATCGTAGAAATTCCAAATATCTCTATATGCTATTCTAGGTTTATCTTCTAATCTACGAAGATAATTTACTATACACCAAATAATTAAATCTGCATCATCATAAGGTTGCTCCTTAAGATGAGGAAGAGTAGGTATAATACCAATTTCTGATTCAACTGCTTCAAATAATTGAGGTAATAAATCAACACCACCACTAATATCTGATTTAGATAATTGAGATACATTTATTTTTGCTGCTGTTGCTGCATCTTTAGCCATTGATGCCCATTCTTTAGCCTCTTTTACATCTCCTCTTGCAGTTGCTAACTCTTCTTTTACTCTAAATCTTATATATGTAATTAATCCTTCTATATGAAAAGATGTTTTTTCTCCATAATTATTAATTAATTTATTCCATTTTTTTTCAAAATAATAATATTCTTCTTTTGAGTATCCATAATTCCATTTATCAATAATTTTATCTGTGACAACAAAATTTTCAATACTTGAATTAGAACAATCAATACTTTCATTATCTACATTATTATAATTCAATTCATTTTCTACTTCTGGTAAAAATTTAGAATCAGTCCAACCTAATTTACGATATTGTGGAAGTTGTAAATTTTTCATATAACAAGAAAAAGTATCTATTTTGTCTTCTAAAGAAGACCGCCAGATAGAATATAAAAAAGGGCGATCAATAAGCCTTAAAGTTTCTTTAACTTTATCTAAAGTAACATTCCCTTTTTCATCTGCAATCATATTTTTTAAACAAGGTTTACAGTATGGTATCTTTGAAGTTTGATGAATCGGATTGTAGCTGGCATAATATAAATTAGGCTTTTTAGACTCTCCACATGCTGCACAAGTTATTTGAGATACTTGTTTTTTTGGCTTTAAAGATGAATTATTTTTTTTTATTGGAGGCATTAAATCATACTCCTTTAAACAACATTTTTCCATGTTTTAAAATTTTTTATATCTCTAATTGTTGCTTCAGTAATATTAAAAAGTTTAGATAATTCTTTAATAGATACGTTATTTATTAACATTTCTCTTATTTGTTTTACATTTTCTTTATTTAATTTTTGTCCTCCAAGTTTGCGTTCAAAATTAATATCTAAATCAGGTAGAATATAATTAAACTTTCTTTTATAAGCAATATCATATACATATGTAATTTTGATATTATATTTTTCTGAAATTTCTTTTGGATGCAAACCATTAGATAAATCAATTTTTAAATTACAAACTTGTTCCTCTGATAATATACAATTATTATTATTTTGCACTCTCATATCATTTCTAATTCTTCCTGTATTTGCTTTAGAAATTTTATTTTTAGTTTCTAAAGAAACCTTGTGAGTCGTACCAAGAGGACTTTCTGCTTTTGGTCTCATATTATAACCATAAATATCATTATAAGATTTATAATAATCAATCCAAAATTGTTCACGTTCAATTAAATTTTCTTTGTTGTCAATGTATTCGATAACTTCAAATTCAAAACTACCTTCGCCATATTTACTCCACGATCTTTGTAGATGAATAGAATGATGATTGCTTTTTCTTAATCTATTTATATGATTATTTTTTCTTGTTTTTAAATTAATTGCACTACCTATATATACTTTTCCATTAATTTTATTAATAATTCTATAAACACCTAATAATAGATTATCATTTTCATCTATTATTTTATATTCAGATTTATATGTATAATTATATTTTTGTTGTGAATCTTTAGAAAATATATTATTACTATTATCTTCTTTTATCTTGCGAATTTTAGCATGTGCTTCTGCTGATTTTTTACCTTTACAATTATCACAACAATCTTTAATAATTATATTATTTCTCCTTGAATTGTGTTGATGAAATGTTTTAGAGAATACTTCTCCACAATAATCACATTTAACTTTTACCATTGCTAAACATCCATTACTTAAATCTTCAACTTTTGCAATAAATTTATCTCCATAATTAGTAAATGGATATCCTTTATTAACATAATGTTTTTTAGTTTTTATATACCAAGTTAATTCAACTTCTTTTGTTTCCAACGACATCTCTAATCAACCTCCACACATTTATTTTGTTCTCCACACATATAAAAATAAAAAAGAAGTTAGGATGTGTGGAGAGGGAATAGGTAATTCCCAATTACCTAACTTCTTAAACAATCAATATTATATTTATAATCTATACATATATATTAAAAACCTATATCTCAACAAACTCAACACAGTAATTATCTTCTTCCAATCTACCATCACTTTTTACCATATCAAATAAAATTGTCTTACCACAAATCACATTATTATACATTTCTCTATCAATTTCAGTATCTACCACAGCAAAATGACATTTATAACCTCTTGCGTTGTCACTAGCATAAATAAATTGTATTAAACTACCATTATAAAATTCAATATCTAAATTATCTTTTGATTTTCTTATATTCTTTATATCTTTTAAAAACATTTTAAATTGTTCTTCATCAGTAATATTTTGGAATTGCTTAATTTTATGTTTTCCGTTATGATAAAATATCACCTTAATTTTATCATTCTCTATACATTTAAATAAATATTTATAAAAAGTACCATGAATTATTTCATATTTAGAATTTCTTTTAGCAATATCATATTTTTCATTTTTATTTATTGTATCGTCCTCTAATTCAGATGACATACACATAGGATAAAAATAAAACATTAATAAACAATTTAATCTAGTTTTACCAATAGTCTCATCTAAACGACCCAAAACAATATTTCCTAATCTAATTTTTACTTCAAGATTATTAATTTCATCAATTAATTTACATGTTTCCTTATGATATTCTATTATATTTGATAAACCTAAAAATGGTTTAATATAAGTAATTTTAGCTAATTCAGGTGTTTGTAAAAATCTTAAAACTCCATTATTTAAATCATTTATTATTTCATTAATATTTATAAATTGATTAATTTTATTTCCATCTAT